AGGTAAAACTGTTCCCAGGTCCCTAATTAAAAAACGCGTAGCGTTGGGAAAGAGAAAGAAAAGTGGCCGCAAGAAAAAGAAGAGGTAAGAAAAGAGACTCTCGACTAAAGCGAGCAGGAGTATCGGGGTTTAACAAGCCCAAGCGTACTCCTAGCCACCCAAAGAAGTCACATATAGTTGTGGCAAAGGTTGGAAGCAAAATTAAGACTATTCGTTTTGGTCAGCAGGGAGCTAAAACTGCTGGAAAACCTAAAGCAGGAGAAAGTACACGTATGAAGAAAAAGCGTGCTTCTTTCAAGGCTCGTCATGCGAAGAATATTGCAAGGGGCAAGATGTCTGCAGCATACTGGGCAAATAAGGTAAAGTGGTAATGGGAGAAGAATTAGAACAGGCAGGATTTCACCCTGCGGACTTAAACGGAGACAAAAAAGTAGACGCTGAAGAGCGTGCAATGTATCTTGAGTTCAAACGCAAAGAGTTAGAAGATGCAGATGCAATGCGAGATGCACAGCGAAAGATGACATGGTTTGCGCTTGCAGGTATGCTTCTTTATCCTGCTACTGTAATGGCAACAGAGATATTTGAGTTACATCAAGCCGCCACAATCTTAGGAGACATGGCAGCAGTATACTTTGTATCTGTTGCAGGTATAGTAGCCGCGTTCTTCGGAGCACAGGCATGGAGCGGAAAGAAGTAAATGGATTTTATATTAGACATGGCAGTCACTTTTTGGCAATGGACTGTTGTTATATCTCTTATACTTATAGGTTTTATAGCAAGTATTTTTGACGGACAAGGAGAGGATCGAGTAGGTTTTTATTATACTGAGATGCCTCAAATGAGCCCTATTAAAATTGAAACAGCCGATAAAGGCTTTTGGAAAGCAATCTGGATGTGGATGCTCGGCGTTAGGCACTGGGAAATAACAAAAGACTTTTATTTCTCTTTAAAAGGAGAAGAATATGTCATACCCCAAGGTTTCCAATTTGATGGTGCATCAGTACCTAAGTTTCTTGCAATGTGGCTTTCACCCACTGGTGTCTTGCTTATGGGCGGTCTTATTCACGATTATGGCTATAAGTACGGGACACTCCTAAGAAGTGATCGAACTACTATAGGCGAGAAATCTCAAAAATGGATGGATACATTATTTCGAGATATTTGTATTGAGCAAAATGGATTTAAACTTTTAAACTACTTAGCATACTGGGCACTTCGTGTAGGGGGCTTTGTAGCATGGAATGGACATCGTAAACATGAACCAAAAGATTGAGCAAAAACAAGAAGAAGAACTTGTAACTGTTGGGCTCTGGGCAAAGATAAAGCATTGGTGGCGTACTCTTATTCGAGAAGAGTGGGAGCTTACAGTATTCTTTCCTGGTGATACACATTTTTTAGAGGACGGCTCAAGAATAGAAAGTGGCTCTCCTAAAACTTATCGAGCAAAGCAACTAATAAAGATTAGTACAACTCATATTATTTTTGTAGACTTGCTCGGCGTAAAACATGAAATCAAAGTCGTAGCTCCTGTAGGGTATGACTTAAGGAAGATATACTAATGCTAGGACTAATTAAAATGCTCCCTCTAATAGCAGTTGTAGGTGCAGGAGCATATGGGTATCATACACTAGAAATAGGCAAAAGAGAAACAGCCATTGCCCAGCTAGAAAAGAATAATGTAGTACTAAAAGAAAATTCTATGCGTTTGGAAACAGCTCTTGAAACTGAGACAGCTTCTAGAGAGCGAGCAGAAAATAACTTAAAAGTACAACTAGAAGCCGTTGGAAAACTTACTGAGGCAAATAATGAAATGCAAGCAGAAATGGATGATTACTTATCTATTTTTAAACGGCATGATCTTACGAAGTTAGCACGAGTAAAGCCCGGGCTTATTGAACCCAGAATCAATAATGGTACAAAAAAAGTTTTTGAAGCGATAGAAAAAGACAGTGAAGAGGTGGAAAATGCGGATAGCAACTAGTTTTTTAACTATACTATTTTTATCTGGTTGTTCTTTTATGAAAAATGACCCCCTACCAACCCCCGAGCCGATCATAAAAACTGTAACTGAATATAAAACACTGGAGATCTATCAGCCTCAATTACCTAAAAAAATAGATTTGCAAGAAGTAGAATTTTTTGTAGTGACAGAAAAAAATCTTGAAGAGCAAATTGCAAAAATTTCAAAGATGCAAGGCGGTACTTTTGTTATTTTTGGAATGACTCCCCAAGACTATGAAAATATGGCGTTTAATCTTCAAGAGCTGCGTAGGTATATTCGGCAGCAAAAAGAAATAATTATTTATTATAGAGACGCTACAAAAGTGGAAGGCCCATAACAATGGCGGTAGAAGTTAGCCGTGCAGATGTAATAACTGAAAAATTAGTCGATTTACAATCTGAGACAAGATTCCTCAAATTACCAGTAACTCAATATCTTGAGCTACTCGGCGTAAGTCCTCTGCCCTCTCAGATGGCAATTATAAATGCGGTAAATAATGATAAATACCGCTTCGTTGTCGCTTCTATTTCTAGGCGACAAGGAAAAACCTACATTGCGAATATTATAGGACAATTAGTTTCGCTTGTTCCAGGATCGAACATTCTTATAATGTCTCCTAATTACTCCTTGTCTCAGATTTCTTTCGACTTACAACGACAGTTAATTAAACATTTTGATCTAGAAGTAGCAAAAGATAACGCAAAAGATAAAGTTATTGAACTTACAAATGGCTCTACAATTCGTATGGGCTCAGTAAACCAAGTAGACTCTTGTGTTGGACGCTCATATGATTTAATTATATTCGATGAAGCAGCTTTAGCAGATGGAGAAGATGCTTTTAATGTGGCACTTCGACCCACCTTAGACAAAGATAATTCTAAAGCTCTTTTTATCTCGACACCACGAGGCAAGAATAACTGGTTTGCTAAGTTTTATCACAGGGGATTTAGCGATGAGTTTTCTGAGTGGGCATCAATTCGCGCAACTTATAAAGATAATCCGAGAATGTCTGAAACGGATATTGCGGAAGCTCGAAAAAGTATGTCCGAGGCTGAGTTTCGACAAGAATATGAAGCCGATTTTAATACTTATGAAGGCCAAATTTGGAGTTTCAATCACGAAGAGTGCGTAGCAAATCTCGAAGAAATAGATACTCGAGGGATGGAAATTATTGGAGGTCTTGATGTGGGGTATCGTGATCCAACTGCATTTTGTGTAATCGCCTATGATTGGAATGAAGAAAAATACTATGTACTAGATGAGTACATGAATAACGAAAGTACAACTGAGCAACATGCAATTCAAATACAAAGACGAATGAATAGATGGGATATTGATTTTATATTTATTGATTCTGCGGCTCAACAGACACGATATGATTTTGCTCAGCAATATGATATAAGTACTAACAATGCAAAGAAGTCTGTTCTTGATGGTATCGCTCACGTAGAAAGAATTGTTGATAATGATAAACTTATAGTTTCACAAAACTGCAAAGAGGTACTAGCATCCTTAGATCAATACCAATGGGATCCAAACCCTAACTTAGCAAAAGAAAAACCTAGGCACAATATGGCGTCTCATATGGCGGATGCCTTACGATACGCATTATATTCTTTTGAGACTTCATCAACGAGTTTTTAAGAGACCTAATCAAAAAAAGTATTTGACAATTTATCCTACCCGTTATATAATTCTGGTATAAAAATATGAAAAAAGCCCCGAAAAGAAAAAGTTCTAGGCTAAAAAGAGACCCGGTAAAATATATACGTGACAAGGCAAAATCTTTATATAAGAAAGATAATGAGTGTTACATTTGTGGTGCTTCAGTTACTTTAGACTTTCACCACTATTATACGTTAACCCCTTTATTGGCAAAGTGGCTACGAGAAAAAAGAAATTCTCGCTCAGAACATTATGTAGACGAATATATCGTAGTTTGGAGAGATGAATTCATAGAGGACAACTGGGCAGAGCTGTATGATCATACCGTAACGTTATGCCATAAGCATCATCTTCTACTTCACTCAATATATGGACGTAACCCTTCATTAGCAACTGCTGATAAACAAAAAAACTGGGTTGAGATACAGAGAACAAAACATGGCATGGTATAATTTTGGATTTGGTAAAAAGGATACGGAAGAAAAGCTAAATCCGATTCAACCATACTATGGTAACACTACTGAGCCCAGTAAAGAATTTACATATAGTTACGAAAGAGCATACGAAGACTTAGAAATTGTGAATCGTGGTGTGAATATTCTTGTAGATGACTGTGCAGAAATTGATGTAGTTGTTCATGAGCAGCTTCCAACACAAAGTGTTATAAAAGGAATAAAAGGCTCACGTATAAATAAACTCTTAAATCAAGAGCCTAACCCTTTTCAAGATATTTCTTCATTTAGAAGAAATCTCTTTACAGATTATATACTAGACGGCAATATTTTTGTTTATTACGATGGAGTACACCTCTATCACTTGCCGGCGAGTAAAATGACTATCCATGCCTCCTCTAAAACTTACATAGATCATTATAGTTTTGATGGGGATGAGCAAAAGTTTTCTGTAAATGAAATTATTCATGTAAAAGAAAACTCTTTTTATTCAATCTATCGCGGGGTTTCTCGTTTAAAGCCCGCACTACGAACAATGCTTCTTATGAGAAGTATGCGAGATTTTCAGGATAACTTTTTTAAGAATGGAGCAGTCCCGGGACTAGTAATTAAGTCGCCAAATACTTTGTCAGAAAAGAACAAAGAAAGAATGATTCAATCTTGGACAGCTAGATATAAGCCGGATGCGGGGGGCAAGCGTCCTCTGGTACTTGATGGCGGAATAGAAGTCGATGAGCTTTCTAAGATCAATTTTAAAGAGTTAGATTTTCAGCAAGCAATTACAGAAAACGAAAAAATTATTTTAAAAGCATTGGGAGTTCCTCCTATTTTGATGGATTCTGGAAACAATGCGAACATTCGACCTAATTTGCGAATGTACTATTTAGAAACTATCTTGCCTATTGTAAAAAAGATGAACAAGGCCTACGCACGATTCTTTGGCTTTGATATAGGCGAAGATATTACAGATATTCCTGCCCTACAGCCAGAGCTGAGGGATCAAGCAACTTTTTATACTTCACTTGTGAATGCAGGAATCATAACACCCAATGAAGCTAGAGTTGCTATGAATTTTGATGAGCTACCTGATGCTGACGAAATTCGTATACCTCAAAATATAGCTGGAAGCGCAGTAGACCCATCACAAGGTGGCCGACCTACTGAAAATGGAGATGATGAATAATGGCTTCACGAAATAGATTAAGACAAGCTGTTAGCCAAAAACTAGCAGAACAATTCAGAGAGTGGGGGCTGCCCAAAGATATTGATTATAAAAGCTACTGCGGTATTGTAGATAAGCCTGTAACTCCAAAAGAAGTTCAAAAATCTTTTTATAACTGGAGAACTGCCGTACATTCTGTACACATTATAGATAAGACAGTATTTGCTCCTAAGCCTGCAGCAGCGCCTAAAAAAGAGGCTCCGGCCCCTAAGAAAGAACCTGCTAAGAAAGTAGAGAGTAAGAAAAATGATGAATAAAGTTTTTAATCTTACATCTACCTTTAAAGCCCTTCATGAAGATGATGACGGGAGTGTTCATATCTGCGGAATGGCAAGTACACATGATGAGGATCGTGCAAATGATGTTATTATGGCAGAGGCTTGGACAAAAGGTGGACTCGGCAATTTTGAAAAGAACCCTATTATTCTTTTTAACCATGATTATAATAAACCTATTGGTAGAGCTACAGGTCTTAAAGTTACCGACAATGGGCTTGAGCTAAAGGCAAAAATTTCTAAGTCTGCGCCCGATCATGTGGCGCAATTAGTAAAAGAAGGCATTCTTGGAGCATTTTCTGTTGGTTTCCGAGTCAAGGATGCTGATTACCTATCGGAAACTGACGGATTAAAGATTAAGGATGCTGAGTTGTTTGAAGTATCAGTGGTATCGGTACCTTGCAATCAAGCAGCAACTTTTTCTCTGGCGAAGTCATTTGACTCTATGGACGAGTATAATGAATTCAAGAAAACTTTCACCAATCGTGTAGATCTAGCCGGTCAGTCTCTGGCTAAGGATGAAAATTCATCGGTAGCTAGTGAAACACCGGACGAAGCGGAAATTTCCGTGAAACAGGAGATCAAAATGTCGGAAGAAGTAAAAACTCCCGAAGTCGACTTGGAAGCTTTTGCGAAGAAAGTGGCAGAAGAGACTGCTGCTAAGATTGCAATGAAGCAAGCCGAGCAAAAAGCTGTTGAAGAAAAGACAGCACAAGAAGCTGTTGAGAAAGCACAGGCAGAAGCCGAAGCTAAGGCTCAACAGACACAAGAAGTACAAGCAGCCATTCAGGTTGGTGTCGAATCAGGCGCCGATCGTTTGATGGCGGACGTCGAAGCTAAAATGGCTGAGAAGGACGCAGATATGGCCCAGGTTATCGAGCAGTACAAGAAGGACCTGGAAGAGAAGAGTGACGAGCTTGAGAAAATGCGTGAGTCTAAGCGTGTATTCGCTGATCGTTCCTCTGGGGACCTTCAGAAGCACTCTAAGGACCTGATGTATGCTCACATGTTGGGTGTATTCACTCAAAAAGGTTGGGACACTCAGTACGGTCGTGAGACTCTTGAGAAGGCAGGTATGGCTTATCCCTCTGCAAACTCAGGTACTCCCGCACTGGTTACAAGTGTTCAAGCTGCCCTTGAGAAGGAAGTTCAGTTCCAGTATCGTCTGGCTCAAGCTTTCCGTGAAATCAATATGCCTTCACAGTCAATGGTTCTGCCTCTGCAAAGCGATACGTCAAAGGCTGTTTTCCACTCCGGTGGTGAGTCTACTCGTTTCTTGGGGGATACCTCAGGTAGCCCAGCAGGTCAGGGCACTGGCGTAACTAACGACGGCGGTACTGCGGGTAACTTTGATGTAGCTCAGATCGTTCTTACTGCGCATCGTTTGATTTCAACTACGTTCCTCGACAATCATATTGACGAAGAGATTCTTGTTAATCTTCTCCCGATGATGACCGAGAATGTTGCACGTGCCCACGCAAAAGCAGTAGATGATATGTGCTTGAATGGTGCAGCTGGCCCCAGTATCAATGGTATTGCTGACTTTGCTACCAATGTTACTCTGTCAGCCGCTAACCAAGTTTCACTGTCTGCGGGTGATGCTCTTACCGCAGCCGCTCTTCTCGAAGCGCGTTCTGCAATGGGTAAGTATGGCCTTTCGCCGACTGACGTTACCTTCATCGTCTCTCAGAAGCGTTACTACGATCTGATTGCTGATGCTGGCTTCGCAGACATCACTGACGTCGGTTCCGACGTAGCTACCAAGCTGGTTGGTTCTATCGGTTCTGTTTACGGTACTCCCGTACTCATTTCTGATAACTTTGCCGGTACAGAAACTACGTCTACTGACATTGCTTACGCAGTCAATACTTCCAACTTTGTTATTCCACGTCTCCGTGGCGTCAATGTTGAGCAAGACTACGAAGTACGCGAGCAGCGTCGTCTCGTTGTCGCTAGCCAATCTCTCGGTTTCGACCGTCTGTTTGGTGCTACTAGCAACAACGTTGCAGCTTTCGCTATCAAGCCTGTCACCTAAGAATAGGCTTTTCTTCAAACTGGGGAGGCTCGCCTCCCCAAGTTTTTACTTATTGACTTATGGCTAGAGATCTAATTACATTGCAAGAGTATAAGGATATGGAAGTTATTTCCAATCCGAAAGACGACTATAAGTTAGACAGAATAATTAATTCTGTGAGTCAATTAGTAAAAACTTATTGTGCTACCAGTTTTGTTGATTTTTATAATGTGGATAAAGTTGAAACTTTTCACCATAGCTGGGGGACAAACATAGTTCAATTAACGGAAACTCCTTTAGTTTCCGTTAGTCTTGTACAAGAACGAGACAACTTATCCGCAGCTTATACTACACTAACAGTAGATAAAGATTACTACTTAGATATGGATACAGATAGTATCTTTCGTGTAAACTCTACCGGTGCAGTAAAAGACTGGCCAAAAGGTCCCGGGGCTGTACAGGTTACTTATCGTGCAGGATACGCAGCAGCGCCTCTCGATTTAAAACTAGCTGTAATTGATCTTGTTACTTATTATGCAAGAGATGAATACAAAGAGCGACGAACCTTGGCAGGGGCAACTTTGCAAAATCCTCAGTCAGGACGTCAAGATAACACTGTAGCTTTTCCAGATCATATTAAGCGAGTATTAGATTTATATAAAAACTTTTAATGAGTAGTTCTAAACTTAAAAAAGCAACTCGCTATGTAATAGAGAGATCTAAGCAAAGAAAAAAGACTACTAAAAAAGTAAAAGACTCTCAAGCACGTTCGGATGCTGAAAAAGATCCAGGACAGTTTTTTGTACTAAACAGAGAAAACGAAGCCGCAAAAATACTAAAAGTAACAGGTATTCGATTAAATTTAAAAGAACGAAACATACTTTTTAATCTTTGTGTTGCATACCTAGAGACTGCAGAATCAAGGCTTAAAATGGATTCTGACGAAAAAGCTTTTTTATCTTCAAAAAAACACTTGTTTAAAAAGAAAAAAGGCGATCGTGTATTTGTAATACGGAATTTTGAATCAGCAAAAAGATTAAAGTTTAAAACTAGAAATAAAGAAGACTTAGCTCAAATACAAGCAAGGTACTTAAATCAACTAGAAAGAACAAATAAATCAGTAGATGCTGCGGAACTTTCAAAAGCTTCACAATTAGGACACGGAGAAAGAGGTATAGCAGCATCTCAATTTGGTTTAGAAAGAGCTGTAGGTGAAGCTGCAGATAAATTTGATTTAAGTGACGCAGAAGTTGCACAGCTAGACGCTGTAATATTACGACAAAGAAAAAAGTATAATATAAAAGTAGACACTAGCCATCAGCAGCTTATAAGTTCAGATGGCAAATTCAGTAAAAAGTTTACCTTTGTTTTAAGCTCTCAGTATTTTGAAAAGAATGCGCGAGAAGCTCAGTCTGAAAGAGAAGCTTTTGAAGACACTCTATTAGACTTCGAAGTAATGGAGCAAGAAACAAGTACTAGTGGAATGGATGCCTTAGAGCAGGTTATGTTAGAAGCTATTGCTCCTAAATCAAAACGTACAAAAGTAACGGGTAAACGAAAAAAGAAAGTAAAAGAGCGTAGTAAGGGTAAAAATACAGCTAATCGCGATACAGAAATAGTAACTGCATATACTGCTCAAAGAGGCGTACCTTTAAGAAAGGGTAGTGTAAAAAAGACAAAAGCAAAAAGATCGGATACTTCAATAGTTCATTTAATAGGTTTGTTTAATCAAGAAATAAATAAAACTGTTGCAAAGAATATGGTTAGTCCTCGCTTACAGTATCAAACGGGACGTTTCGCAGATAGCGTAAAGATAACAGATGTAGTAAAAACAAAACAAGGATTCCCGAGCATTGGCTATACTTACGCGAGAGACCCGTATGAAACTTTTGAAGTCGGTAATAGACAAGGTAATTCAGATAGAGACCCTCGAAAGGTTATTGATATGTCTATTCGAGAAATAGCATTGAAGATGAATATAGGACGATTCTACACAAGGAGAGTATAAATGACAGAACGACTATATAGCACTAGACGTATGGCTATTATCAATGCTCTTGTAGATAAGTTAAAAGGTATAGACGGAAATGGCACCTTTTTAACTGATGTTTTTGAAAATGTACACCCAAGGCTTAAATTTTGGGATGAAGTAACAGAGTTTCCTGCTCTTCATTTAAATGCAGGAAGTGAAACAAGGGAATACCAAGGCGGTGGTTACAGAGATAGATTTCTGTCGGTTACAGTACGATGTTATGTAAATGAAGAAGACGCCGTGCTTGCTTTGGAAAAATTACTGCAAGATGTTGAGACAGTAATTGAAACTAATAGTAGACTTGCGTATACAGAGTTAAATTCTGCAAATCAGCCAACTACGCAGTATACACATCAAATTTCTATCATCAGCATAGATACTGATGAAGGAGTGCTAGAACCTTTAGGAGTAGGAGAAATGCTTCTAGAGGTTCGATACTAGAAAATACTGA